AGAAATGGATATACTAATAGTAAAGCTCATATTTATGCTATTGAAAAAGCTGGACTTGAAGCTAAATATAAACCTGATGATGTAGTTAAACAAGCTATACAAGATTATATAGATGAACAACGTAGTTTACCTAGAGAAACTATGTTAGAACTTATTAAAACATATGGCTTTTTAAATAAAGTATTTAGAAAAGTTAGAAGAAGTGTTGAAGAAAAACTTTTAAATGATACTCTTACTAGCGACCAAACAAATGAAATATTAACATTAGTTAACTTGATGATTGAACAAGGTAAACAATTACCTGAATTAACAAGTAAACTTAATAAAGCAATTAAAGAACTAGAAAGAGCTGAAGATAGAACTAATAAACCTCTGCTTAGAGGAACTGATGAAGTAGTACCTGATAGTGCAAATCCTGATAGAGCACTTGCATAATGGATAAAACATTACCTTTTATAGAGTATTGTCTTAGGGAGGATAAATCACAATATCCTTTTGCTTCTAGTGTTATAGATAGTAGGACTGATAAGCATTTTATAGATGTAGATAATGATTTTAGAATAGGTAATAGTGGTGGATTTTTAATGAATATTGACTTTAGTTTTGTTAATACTCATTTATTAAGTCCTGCTGCTAATGAATATGAAAAGAATAAACGTGATATAGGTATTATTAATTGGGTTAATAGCCTTGAAATACCTAAGACTGAAAATAGAGATAAGTATTTTTATTGTCCTCATTTAAGTGGTACTAGTGAATATAATGCTTTTTGGGCAGAAGAAAGTAGAAGAAGAAAAGGAGGATATACTGCTAAATGTAAATTACTTAGAACTGGTGAAATAGTAGATTTACATATTACTGGCGACCATTATAATTATTTGAATTATGGTAGAATACTTAGAACTCCTAATGAAGATGAACGTGCTGAACTTGATGCAGAAGGTAATTATAAACAAAAACAAATAGAAGCATTCCCTAGATTTTGGGATGGTGATTATTGGAACTTTAAAATAGATTTATTTATTGCTAATAATAATTATCATTTAGCTAAAGGTAAAGCTAGGGGTAAAGGTTATAGTTATAAACGTGGTAGTCAGGGTGCTAATACTATAAATTTAATACCTAAGACTACTGTTATTCTTGCTGCATATGATTTAGCTTATCTTACAGACCCACAAGCTACTTCTGATATGGTTAAGATTAATCTTGACTGGTATGAAAATAGTACACATTGGAAACGTTTTTATTTAAGTGAGGGTTTAGACAGCATTGAACTTGGTTATAGAACTAAAAGTGGGGGTAATAAAAAATATGGTTATAGGAGTAAACTTTTAAGTGTAAGTTTATTTAATAATGAAAGTGCTGCTATTGGTAAAAGGGCTATTGAAATTGACTTTGAAGAGAGTGGTAAATGTCCTAATCTTGAAAATGCTTTAGATGTAACACTTAGTAGTACAGAAGTTGGTGCTGATAATGTAGGTACTATTCGTGTATATGGAACTGCTGGTACTAAAGATGCTAACTGGCAACCTTTTGCTAATGTATTCTTTAATCCAGGAAGGTATAAGATGATGCCGTTTGAGAATGTTTGGGATAATAATGCTAGATATAGTGTTTGTGGTTTCTTTCATCCTCAAATTTGGAACTTAGAACCTTATATGGATAAAGATGGTAATAGTTTACTTGAACTTGCATATTTAAAGGATAGTGAAGATAAAGCTGAACGTGCTAAGAGTTTAACTAGTGATAAATATATTATATATGTTGGACAACGTGCTAATAGTCCAGAAGAAGCATTTAGACGTGGTGGTGAAAACTTATTTACAAGTATTGAATTAAGTAATCACGCAACAGAAGTATTTGCTAATAGAGAGTTACAAGCATATAGAGATGGACAATTAGTTGAAGAAGGTAGTGATATAGTATTTAGAACTAATAAATATTTAATAGGAAAAGGTCTTACTAAATATGCACATCCTTATATTGAAGAAGTACCATTTAATCCACAAAAGGATTTTAAAGGATGTATTAGAGAATATTACCCACCTTATAAAGTAGATGGGGAAACACCTAGTGGTTTATATTGTGTTACATATGACCCTGTTGGTAAAGATAAAAAAGCTGATACTGTTATAAATAAAAACTCACTTGCTAGTATTAATGTTTTAATGTTTCCTAATAATTATGGAAATATAGGTAGTGATATACTTGTTGCTAGTTGGGCTGGTAGATATGAAAGTATGGAAGATATGGATAGGCTTTTCTTAAAGATTATCGAATATTATAATGCTAAAGGTATCGTTGAAGTTGATAGAGGTAACACTGTTGCTAATTTTAGACGTTGGAAAAAACTACATTTATTATACAAAGACCCTACTGTAACACTTAATAATAAGCAAAGAGAAAGCAATAATGTTGGGTATGGTATAAATACAGGTAGCGGTGATAATGCATTAGACGGGCTAACATATTTACGGGATTGGCTTTACACTAAGCGCAGTATAAATTCCGAAGGTAAAGAACTATATACATTCCATTATATAAAAGATGTCCCATTTTTGAAGGAGTTGTTATCATACAATGTTAATGGTAATTTCGATAGGATTTCATCTATGGCACTTTATCAATTTGTTTTAAAGGCACTTAGGATAAAAAGAAATGATGATATTGTTAGTAAAAATGTGAGGTTTGACATACATAAAGCAATAGGTTTATATAATTATAAATAAATAAATGATAGCAAATAGACCGAAACAAAGGGTTTCATTGAAAGAGAAGATGAAACCTGACTACTATATTAATAATATACATTATTATATAGGGGTCGCTATGTCAACTAATGATAAAGGTGAAACTTTAGATAATCTTAATTCTGCTAATGGAGTTGTACCTGATACAACATACAAATATGTACTAGAACCTTTAAGTCCTGATGGCACAAGTTTTGATAATCTTCCTGGAGTTATTAGAGATACTGATTTTATTACACCTATTAGAGAAAAGAATATAGGTGAATATATTGAGCTTCCTAATGAATTTACAGTTAAAGTTGATGACCCTAATATTACTATTGTTAAGAATAAAGAAGTTGGTGATATTATTAGACCTTTCATTGAACAAGCTGTAATTAATAAAATAAATGAAGATAAAGAAACTGGTGTACCTAGTAAACCTGTTGACATTGAAAAAGTAGTTTCTGAAACACTTGAAAATTGGATTGATACTAGAGCTGAGAATGCTTTACACTTAGTTAAAAGTATTATCAATGAAAATGATTTAGATAATAAGAGATTAACTTTATTTAATTATTGGTGGGCAACTGAAGAAGCATATATTCATTTATATACAACTAATGGTGCTATATTCTTTGATGTTATTAGTCCTTTAGAAGGATACCCTATTGATAATGGTTATGAATTTACAGATGATAAAGAAGGTTTCTTAATTAGACGTAAGTTAACTATTGATAGAATTGAAGAATATTATGGTGATGAACTTACTGCTAAAGATAGAGAGTATTTATATAATCTATTAGAAAATAACGTAGATGGTAGATTTGTTACTACTGCTGATGTATATGAAGATATATATGGTAGAAAAGTAATGAGCCCTAATGGTGGTACATTTAATAGAAGTGATAAGATACTTTTTAGTAATGGTAGAGATGTAGATGAATATGTTTTATTTTATAAGACAGAAGTAGAACGAAAGATATTATTTTATTTTAATGAACTAGGTGAAGTACAACAAAGAGTAATTGAAGATGATGAAGATTTTACTTTTGATGAAAACTTAGGACATATTAAAGTAGAGAAAGAGTGGATAACTGAAACTTGGAAACAAGTATTATTAGGTGAAGAATATGCAGGTATATATTTAAAACCAAAACCAGAGGTAGTACAAATATATGATGAAAAAGGTCATAATAAACTTCCTATATTTGGTAAGAATGGTTTAATTAATGGAGTATATAAAAATCCTGTACCTAAACGTATTGTACCTAATTTAGCTTTACATAAACTTATTACACTTCAAATAGAAAGACAAATTGCTAAGTATAAAGGTAGTATTGAATTAATACCTCAAAGTATGCTTGGTGATAATGCTGGTACTGTTAAAGCTAATATGTTTTATAAATTAGCTGATAATACTATTATATATGATGATACTAAAGTAGATTTTAATACGGTAGCTCAAGGTTATAGATTAGTTGGTAATGATGCCCAAAGTAATTTTATTAAAATGCTTATTGATTATAGAGATGTAATTAAAGCAGAGGCTTGGGATATGGCTAATATGAATGATGCTAGGTATGGAACTGCACCTGCTAGTAGTACTGTTACAAATAATCAACAAAATATATTTAATGCAAAATTAGGTAGTGTACTTAGTATTACTACCTTTAATAGTATATTAGTAAGACTTTATACTGGTATATTAGCTTATGCTGAATATGTATATCCTGATGGTACTAAAGGTAGTGTATTTGAAAAAGATGGTACTATTAAATACTTTAATATAAATAGCGGGGAACTTACTGCTAATAAATATGGTATTTATATGACTAATTCTGTAATTGATTTTAATAAACTTAAAGAGTATAAAGAATTTGCTTTTGCTGCTGGTCAACACGGTGAATTTGAATTAGCTGAAAGTGCTATTAAAGGTGATAGTGTTAGTAGTATTAGAAAACACGTTAATGAATATTTAAAAATGAAACGTGAATATGAAAAACAGCTAGAACAACAAAAGTTACAATTACAGAAACAAGCACAAGAGTTAGCTGCTAAAGATAAAGAAGCTGATAGACAATTAGAATTAGATAAGATTACATTGCAAGAGAAACTACAAGAAGAAAGAGAAGTTAAAGTTGCAAGTGTTAAGAATAATAAAAATAAATAAAGTATTTATAAACTAAAATTATTTTAAAATGAGTGAAGAAGCAAAAGTTGTAGCACCTGGTACTAATGAAGGAGGATTTCTTAATGATGTTCCTGACGTTCCTGAATTAACACCTGAAGAAATTGCTGCAAAAGAACGTGAAGCTGCTGGTAAAGAAGGTGGCGAAGGCAATGAACCTGAAGTTATTAGTGTAGATGGTTCTGAATATGTAGTTGATGAAAATGGTAATGCTTTAAATGAAGATGGTACTGTTTTTAAAACTAAAGAAGAACTTGCTGAATTAGGTAACGATAAACCAGATGAAACAAATGATGAAAATCAAGTTGAAATAGATGGGGTTGCTTATACTATTGATGAAGAAGGTAATGCGGTAGATGAAAATGGTGAAGTAAAATATACTAAGGAAGATATTGATAATATGGCTTCTGATGGTGATGATACTCCTTCAATCGAACTAGATAAAATTATAGAAGATGTTGCTATTCCTATTTATGATGAACAAGGGAATAAAATTGAGTATGAAAATAGTGAAGAAGGTATTAAAAAGTATGTTTCAGATGTATATAGAAAAGCCGTTGATGATGGTGTTAGTAAAGTATTTGAAACTTATCCTGTTGTACAAGATTTAATTAATCATTTTCAATTAGGTGGTACTATTGAGAATTTTAATAGTGTTCCTGATTATAGTAATGTAGAATTAAATAAAGATAACGAAGAGCAATTAAAAAATATTATTGTACAAGCTAGAACAATGAGAGGTGATAGACCTGAAGCTATTGAAAGGTATATTACTGCAATTAAAGCTGGTGATAAAGATAATGATAATTTACTCGAAGAAGCAACAGTTGAGTTAGAATATTTGAATGGTGTTACAGAGCAAACTAGGAAAGAACAAGAAGCTATTATACAACAACAAAGAGCTGAAGAAGATAGACGTCTTAGTGAATATTGGGGTGTTGCAGTTAAAGATGGACAAATAGTTGATTTAGGTGTTAAAGATAGTATTTATAATACAATTAAATCTGGTAAAGTAAATTTAGGAGATAAAACTTGGACTATACCTGAAAAGATTAGAGTTGTTGAAGATGGTAAACCTCAAATATATTCTAGAGATGATTTCTTTAGATATTTATATGAACCTATTGTTGTTAATATTAATGGTCAACCTGTTCAAATGACAAGGCATCAGATAGATATTGAAAAAGAAAATGCTAATCGTAATGTTGGTAATGATGTCTATGATGCTTTTAAAAGATTTGTTAAGTATGATGAAAGTCAATTCATACAGGAACAAGTTAATAAAGATAAAGTTAAACATATACGAAAATTAACTACAAAAAGGCGTAGTGGTTCTAGTAACAATAAGTCAGGTAAGACAGTTGGTAGAGTTGTTGCACCTAAAAATTAAACAGATGTCAAATTAAATTAAATTAATGAAAAAATGAGAGAGTTATATTCAACTTCTTATAATACAGAGAAGTTTACAGATGTTAATATGCTGTACAAAAATAAACTTGTAGATAATGTTACATTGTCTAGAAGTCTTACCTATTTGTATGGTAAAGATAGTGAGATGTTTCCATTGCTTTCTTTAACAGAAGGTCAAAATGGACTTACTAGTCTTAAAAAAAGTCAGCTTAATGATACTCAATATACTTGGAATGTTATTGGTAGAATGAAGCACACTAGTAGAGTTGTAGGTTTATCTAATAGTAGTAATACTGCTCCTGGTAAAAACTTCCAACCTTTTAAAGTTATTTTTGAAGATGATTGGTTTCCTAAATATTATACTGCTACTAGTCCTGATAAACAACACGAAATTAGGATACAAAAAACAGGTAGAGTAATTGGAGAAAAGAAAGTAGAGTATGAAGTAATACTTATTACAGGTAATCCTGATGAATATGTTAGTCTTGATAACTTTACTAATGGCTTTTCGTGGGTTATGGGAGCACCTAAGATTGGTACTAGTCGTTCTGATGGTACTACTAGTAGAAGTATGGCTCCAGGAAAATGGACTAATCAATTTGGTTGGTATCGTTTTAGTAAACCTATTACTGGTAATGTTGCTAATAAAGTTGTTAATGTTGAATTTGAAACAGAAGGCGGTGGTACAACTAATCTTTGGATGCCGTGGGAAATGCGTCAATTTGAAATTGATAGACGTTTAATGCTTGAGGAAGCTCTTTGGAATGATAAATACAATAGAGATAGATATGGAGTTGTTCATCAGAAAGACGCTGAAACTGGTGAAACTTTATATTCAGGTGCAGGTATTAAAGAAATTCTTTATACTACTGGTCAGTATGATACATATGGTACTTTGACACTTAGTAAAATTGATGGTATTATTAATAAGCTGTTTAGCAATCGTGTTGATAATACACCTATGGAACTTGTATTCTATACTGGTGGTGGTGGATTAAGAGCTTTTAATCAGGCTATTAAAGTTGATGCACAAGCTAATAATTATTATTATAAACTCGGTAGTGAAGAAGTAATGAGTGGTACTGGTGGATATTTATCATATGGTAAATATTTTAGTCAATATAAGACTATTGATGGGCATATCATTACTGTTAAACGTGCTAATCTATTTGACCACGGGCTTCGTGCGGAAATGGATAGAGCTAATGGTAATATGTATAATGGCTTCCCGTATGAAAGTTATAATATGATATTACTTGATATGAGTACTAATGATGATGGTGAACGTAATGTTCAATTAGTAGGTGAAAAAGGTATGGAAGTTATGACTGGTATTTATGCTGGTATGACTAACTTACCTGCTGAATGGCAACCTGCTGTTAAGAATGGTGTTCTTTCAACTAAAAAGGATGAAGCTAGCTACGAAGTTATTGTAACTCAAGGTATTACTTTGAAAAATTACACTACTTCTTACTTCTTAGAGTTTAAATATTAATAGTGTATATATAAATAAGGTATAGGGGTAAAATCTTATACCTTATTTATATTATTAAATGATATAATATAAATATAAATAATAAATCATTATGTTAACAGATAGTAAAAAAGTATTTATTAAAGTTAGAAATATAGATACTTCATATGCTTATGCAAATAGAGATAGACTTGCAGAGCTTCAAATAAATAAAACAATCGGTTCTGCTATTAGTAGTGTCAATAAAATGATGGCTAATAGTGAAGAACAAAGAGTATTAATGCAAGATGTTATTAGCATTAGTCCTAATTCTAGTGAATGGAATAAACAATTAAAATACTATTGGAATAGTTTTAGTGTTGATATACCAGAAAACGGTAAAGAATTAGAAGTTGGTTTTGTATATGATATAGAAGCATTAGATAAGCAAGATTATATATCTCGAATTAATAAAGGTTTTGATAAAGAAAAGGATAAACTAACTAGTGATGCAGATTTAAAAAGATATATTGATAAACGTATAGAAAGTGTTGTATATAGTTTTCAAAATGCTATTAAAGCTGCTCAAAGTATTAAAAATAATCAATCTAGACAAAAAGCAATAGATAATGCTTATAGAGTTAAGTATGATAATATTGTTAAACTAGAGGGTGAAAGATACAAAGTTGGTAATCCTATTGATGCCTTTGATTATATGCTTTATAGATATTGTTTAGTCTATGGAGATGTTGCAAATGATTATACATTAGTTTCTAAAAGTCCTAAAATTAGATTTTATCTACATTCAGAGGAAGATATTAAGAAACTTAAAAAATCTAAACAACAAACAGATAAAACTAGATTAAAAGCATTATTAGATGTAACTGATAGTGTAGATGCAATGGAAAACTTATTATATGCTATGGGAAAAGCTGATATTATACCTCAAGATGATGTTGAACTATATGAAATGGTTGAAGGTTTATCTAAGAGTGATACAGCTGAATTTCTTAGAATTGCTAATAATAAAGATTTAAAAATACTTGGGGCTATTGAAAAATATGTTGCTTCTGGTATATTTGTAAGACATCCAGGTTCTACTGCTGTATTTAATGCTACTAATTTAGAAACTCCTTTAGGTAATAATATTGATGAAGTTTTAACTTATTTTAAAAACCCAGCTAATAAAGCTGTTGTAAAAGAATTAGAAACTAAGTATAAGAACTTAGTAAATTAAAACAATTTGATAATTAAATAAAGAATAAAATGAAAAGAGATGTTTTTGTAACTGTTGGAACTGTTGCTTATAATGCTGGCGGTAGTGCGGGTGTATGGGATAGTAATAAACTTACAGTAGGTGCTATTGCCTTATATGATGGCTCTGGTGCATTGGTAGCTAGTGGTGCTAGTAGTATTACTGGACCAACTACTATTAGTGTTATGAACCCTGATGGTATTAAGAATAGTGTTCCTTTAAAAGATGTATCAGTTAGTAAACAAGCATATGTAGCACCTGTTAAAGCTATTAAGTTTTTAGGTGCTGATAAAACTAGTGGTAGTAGTTATACTCTTAATCTTCCTAGTAGCTTATCTCCTGGAGATATTGTAGCTATTGGAATACGTGATAGAACTAAAGGTTTTGAGGATACAAGTGCTGTTAAAACATATAGCTTTACAGTTGTAACTGGTGATTTGCTTACTGGAACTAGTGCTAAAAATATTATTGTTAAACTTGCTGCTGCTATTAGTGCTGATTTAAATGCTGTTGTAACACCTACAGTTATTGATGATAGTACTGATGCTATTGGTTTAAAATTGGAAGCTAAAGTAGCAGGTAATGACTTTGATATTGTTAAAGAAGATGGAGTACTTAAAGATAGTGATATTGTAGAATACCACGTTGTAAATAGAATTTATGATGCTAGTTCTACTGTTGCTAAAGCTAATAATCCAGGAAGTGGTACTAGTGCACAGGTTGCTAGAGCTGAATATGAAAGTGTAGTAAGAGATGGTGATACACATAGTCCTGTTATGGGAGATATGTTATACACTGCTCGTAATAATGTTGTTTCTGGTGCTACTTATACTGGTTATACATTACGCTTTATTGATAAAGTTGATACACCTTTAACTAAAGAAGCTGCTTGGGAACAAATTGTACAAGTATTTGTACCTAGTGGTAATACTACGTTGATAGGTATTTTAGATAGTTTGTTTGCTAAGGTTTAATATTAATCTAAAAAGGGTGTTAAGCAATTAGCACCCTTTTTTAATACTTGTATTATGACAATAAAAGAAATGCATATTGGTATTGATTTAGGAATACAAAGACTTAATAGTAATGTATTTGGTGAATTATTACCTGAAGCTAAAGATTATTTTATAAATACTATTACTAAGGATTTTGTTAAACTTGCTTTAACTGATGAACGTAATACTGTATTTGATATTGCTACTTATGGTGATATTAGAAATTACTATGAGAAATTACAAGTATATATTAGAAGCATACAATTAGGATTAATTGAAGAATATGGTAAAGGATATGTATATGGTAATTTACCAGAACAAATAAATATTACAGAAGTAGGTAGTGCTAGTGATAGATTAATAGTAGGAGTTAAATATAAAATATTAGTTGCGGGTACTACTAATTTAACTACATTTGGATATATTAATACTACACCTGTTGTAGGAGATATATTTGAATGTAAAATTGATAATGTTGTTGGTAATGGTGGTAGTCATACTTTTACAACTGGTGATAAATTTA